GTGAAGATTTATCAAATCCTTTATTAAGTGATGATATGAATCTTACTGGAAAAAGTTATACTTCAGACGAAGGTGGAAACACAAGCATTATGCCCGCGCTTAGAAATATGTACGGAATGAGTAAAAAATAAAAACGGAATAAACCGTGTAAATTAAACAAAAAACAAAAACAAAAACAAAAACAAAAAACAAAAAAAATGGCAAAATTCATTAAATTTAAAATCCAAAACGCAACTACATTAGCTGCTGGAGGAGATTACGCAAGAGACGTATTAGTAAACGTTGACGACATCGAAAACGTAGCTGACGCTGTAAACGGAGGAGTTTACACAGCAATTGTAACATTAAAAGGAATAGTATCACAAAACATTGGCCACGCTGATGGAGCTGCTGTTGTTCCTGACACTATTGGTGGTAGAATACTTACAGTAACTGTATCTACTTCTGCAAGTGCTGCTGTTAACCCAGCTGCTATAACAGTAAGTCAAAACATGCCTTCACAAGCTATTGTTAGAGCTCTAACTGCAAACCCAGGTGGTGTTGCTGCTTCTGCTCAATTAAGCGTAGATGGTAACGGTATTGTAGCTGCTCAAGGTGGTACTGCGGTACAAATGTACTGGTCAGGTGCTGCATTTAGCTCAGTTGTAAGTATATAGTAAACTAACTTTTAAATATCCCTGTAGCTTAATTGTTGCAGGGTTTATTTAAATTAAATAAACAAGTATGAGTTTTAAAATGAAAGGCGCGCCTTATTGCGCATGTAAATTGTCCACGCCCATACTACACGTTGATATGGAAGATGGGACATTGGGTATGGCTACAAATAATGGTAGTATATTAATAAATAAAAATATTAAAGACCCTAAACAAGAAGAAGATGTTACAGATCACGAAATGGTTCATGTAGATCAAATTAAACGTGGTGATTTAGATTATGATGACGATAATGTATATTGGAAAGGTAAAAAGTATTCAAGAGCTAGTATGAAAGAAGGTGCTAAAAATTTACCTTGGGAAAAAGAAGCATATAAAAAAGCATAAACATGGGACTAAAAAAGAATTTTTTTAAAGGATTACAAAACGGTTTAAGTACTAGCCCTATAAAGCAAGAAAATGGAGTTGATCTAAAAAATTTTCAATATTTTAACCCAGGAATAATGAAAGAAAAAATTAAACAAACTAATGATTATTTAAATTCAATTAAAAACGCGCCTGAAATTGACAGAAGAAATCAAATCAATTTAGACTATAGAGCAAGAAGGTTAAAAGATATGAAAAAACTCTATCCTGACGCTAGTGACGAAGATTTAAATGCTTATTTGTTTTCTAACAAAAAAGGTATACTTCCAGAAGACTACATTAGTCCTGCTGGCGGTGTAATGTATGGACAAAATGCTAAAATGCTTACTGATCAAAACTTACCCTCAGACGCATTAGCAGTTAATGACCTAAGTATAAATGCGTATAAAATAAAAGAACATGAAAAACATTCTATAAACAATCCAAGAGATTATGATAATGATATGTACGGTCTTAGTTTAGAAGAGAAAACTAAATTAGTAAATAATAAGATTAAAAACTTAAATTTAGATCCTAGAAACGTAGAACAAAATTATCAAAAAGAAACTTTAGAAAATTTTTCAGATTGGTATATGAATCCAATAACTCAAAAAAGATTGTTAGAGCAAGCTCAATTTTCCGGAAACATTAGAAGCGAAAAATATGATGCCGGGTTAACTTCTGACACTAATAAGTTTTTTGAAACGGACAATGACCAAATATTTGCGCAGAAAGAGCTAAATTATGGCAGAACAGCTCCAGATAGAGATAATAAACTTTTAACGGGCGCGTCCAATGTAGCTGGAAGTTTAGTTGGTCAAGCTGATATAGACAATATTATGACAGGTATAGCAAACAAAAAATTTACATTTGAACAAGAAAGAGACGACTATGGAAATTTGCTTCCAAATGTAACTGGAAGTGTAGATCCAGCTAAAGCTAACTATAATAAAAATTACCCAAACATGTCAACGCATGATCTTGTAAATATAGATCCAGATACTTTAGGTAATAGTTCTCAAAACTATTCTGTTAATGATACTAATTTAGTAGATGTTCGAAGAGTAAAAGAACAACCAAACCATATAAGAGCTAAACAACATACTGGTTCTCATGAATTGCTTCACAATACTAGATTAGATAAATTAATGGATCCAGCACTAAGAACCACATTAAAAGGCAACTACGCCTCCATGTTAGGAGGTAATGATAGACATCAATATAAATACAATACAACACCTGGCGAACTTTATTCTAATTTTCATGAGTTTAGAAAATCTATAAACATGAAACCAGGAGAGCAATTTGATGAGAAAAAATTAAACGAAAGAATTAAAGAAACTGGTATGGAAGATGATGATTTTAAACAAAATTTTACAACAGAATCACTAATAAAAGCTTTAAACACTATTGCAGACGCAGATAAAAAAACACCAGGTAAAAATAAATTTGAGGATTTGAAGATGATGGAAAGTCTGGATATGAACACAGGAATGGCGTAAATAATTTAAAAATATGGCATTAAAGAAAAATTTTTTTAAAAAACTACAAAACAATATAAGTATTAGTCCTATAAAACAAAACGGGGTTGGTGTGGATAAAAAATACCCTAATATTGTTAAAGAAGTTGATAATAATTCAATTCAAGATGGTAGTAATTGGAGAACTGCGCGTATAAATGCTGAAAAAATAGCAAAAGAAAATAATATTAACGATAATTACAACGAAGCTGTGTTTAATAAAGCATTAAAACAAAATCCCAACATAGATCAAGAAGCTTTAAGAAAATACATGTTTAGTAATAAACCAGGATTAAACCCAAAAGAATATGCTATTCCTAAAGGTGGTGTTAGTAGTCCTGATAGACTTGCGATGATGGATCCATCAATACCTAGTGATGCACTAGTATTAGAAGACGGAGATCAATTAGCGCCCGGTATACCAATGCTTAATACTTTTAATCTACATAGTTTACAAGCCGACACTAATATGATGAACATGAGTCTTAATGAAAAAAAGCAATATTTAAACAAAAAATTAAATGCTAGAGATTTTGACATTAAGAACAAGGGTGATGTGTATGAAAGAGACAGTAAACAAAACTTTATAGATTGGTATACAGACCCTATAACTCAACAAAGATTGTTAGAGCAAGCTCAAGGAGTAGGTAAGATTAGATCAGAAGAATTAGGTGGTAATGTTGCTGGTGATTTACTTTCTCAAGGTAATATAGATGGTATGCTTAGCAATAGTGTAGGTGCTGGTTTTAATTTTGAGTCAATGGGAAATCTAAGTTCAACATCAAAAGGTGACTACTTTGGATATGTGGCGCCTGCAGAAGGTTACGTTGATTCAGATTTAAAAATTAATTCTAAAATACCATTTGATCCTAAATCTGGATTTGGTGAATTTGGAGGATATAATTTAATTAATATAAACAAAGGTAATTTAAATGTTGCTCCACCTGGTGGTGACCCAAGCTTTGGTAGTTTTAGTAATCAAATAGGCGGAAGTACTGAGAATAAAAGAACAAAACAACAAACTGGTTTTCATGAATTAGCTCATTACACTGGTTTAGATAAGGCAATGGATCCTTATTTAAGAAGTATACTAAAAAGACCAAAAAATAAAATAGCGGCTGGACCCAGTATTGAAGGGAGAGAAAGATATTACTCAAAAGAACCAGGTGAAATGTATGCTAATTTTACAGAGTTTAGAAAAATGATAAATATGAAACCAGGAGATCAGTTTAATGAAAAATCATTTAAAAAAGTATTGAAAGATAATGATTTAGAAAATGACGAATTTGTGCAGCAGTATGATACAAGTTCTTTAATAAAAGCACTTAATACTGTGGCTAAAGTTGATAAAACAGTTCCTGGTAAAAATAAATTTGAGGATTTAAAAATGATGCAAGGAAATATGAATACAGAGGTAGCGTAAATAATTTAAAAACATGTGATTATATTAATATAACAATTAAATTTAATTATATGAAAAATCTTATTTTAACATTATGCTTTCTTTTTACTACAGTTTTATTTTCACAATCTGAATACGAAGATTTTATAGGTAACTGGGAAAGTGACAAAACACAATACACTTTAGTTATATCAAAACATTTTGCTAAAGATCATTTTAAGTTTTTAAATTACAAAGAAGTTTTTAAAACTATAGAAACTGGAGAACAAATAATAGAAATAGAATATTCTCCAGAAGAATTTGTAAAAGCTAAAAATAAAAAAATATATACTTTTGTAGCTTGGGAATATGGAGACGGCACAGAAAGTTATTATTGTGATTTAGTTTATGAAAAAGTAACTAAAAATAAATTAAAGGTTACATTTACAGGATCATCAAAAATGGTTTTGTATTATAAAAGAAAAAAATAAATGAAAAAAAAATTTAACGAAACTAAAGTTGGAAAGTTTTTAAGCAAAGCTGCTCCAGGTATATTAGACTTAGCTGGTGATGTGTTGCCAGACGCTGGTGTTTTTGGTTTAGTTAAAAATTTAATAACCAAAGACGAAAACCTACCCACAGAGTTTAAAGAAAAAGCATTGATGTTATTAGAACAAGATATGATAGAAATGCAAGAGGTTTCAAAACGCTGGGAGAGCGATATGAAAAGCGACTCATGGCTTTCGAAAAACACGCGACCAATGTGTTTAATTTTTTTATCTATAATGACGGTAGCTTTTATATGGGTAGACAGTCATCATGAGATATCTTTTACAGTAGAACAAGAATGGATAGGTTTACTAAAAACTTTAGTAACTACAGTCTACGTAGCCTATTTTGGTTCGCGTGGAGTTGAAAAATATAAAACAATAAGTAATAAATAAAAAAAATAAAAAATGGGACAATTTCCAACAAATGATGGTATAGTAGGACAAGCTATGCCTTTAACAGCGGCTATGATAGCTGGTATAGACGTTAGACCGGCTTGGTTATTTGAAAACCAAAGTGGGACATTAGGTACTAATCTTAATTCATCTGTAATATATTGTGGTGTAATGCCAGCAGACGCAAGTATTAGTGTTATACTACCGGGTGTTACTGCAGTTGGAGGTGGAGCACCAGTAGCTGGACAAGCTATAACTTTTGAAGGTTTACAGTCTGGATCAATATTACCAGTGGCTGTAGATTACGTTACAGCAGTAGCTGGTGCCGGTGTAACTGTGGATGACTTTATAATATGTAAATAACTTTAAAACAAGTAAATAACAAATAAATAACAATTAAATTAAATCAAATGAAAAAAGCAGAAGAAAAAATTAAAGCAATGATTACTAAAGAACAATTAAAAACTGTTAACGATCAACAATCTAAATTAAGTGGTTTTTTAAGATCTATTGGTGTTTTAGATGTACAAAAACAAAACGTACATAGTGAAATACAAAAAGTGTCTGAAGAAATTGAAGCAACTAAAAAAGAACTTGAAAACGAGTATGGTCAAATAAATATTGATCTTAAAGATGGAAGTTATACTGAAATCGAAAAAGAAGATGCAGAATAATATAAGAAAAATTAGTATTGGATCTGACTATAAAAACGACGCGATGCATTATGCTGTAGGTCAACAAGTTTATGGAGGTCATGAAATATCTCATATACTTTTAGATAGTTCTGATAAATCTTATAATATACACATTAAAAAAAACAACGAGGTATTGCCATGGAAAAAATTTAATTCTAACATGGCTATATCCGTTGAGTATGACTTAGAATATTAATGAAAAGTTTATATGATTTTATTGTAGAACCTTTAGGTGAAACTTACAGTAATGAAATAAATATTGACAAAAAAAAACTTATTCTTAACACTAAAATAGAAAGTTTTAAATTTGTTAATAGACACGCTTTGGTAAAGCAAGTACCTTTAGCTTATAAAACAGGTATTGAAATAGGTGATATTGTTATATTACATCAAAACGTTTTTAGAGTATTCTATAACATGCAAGGTAAAAAAAAACAAAGTAGATCTTTTTTTAAAGATAATTTGTATTTTTGTTCTTTAGATCAAGTTTATTTATATAAAAATAAAAATGGTTGGAATTCATTTAATGACAGGTGTTTTATACAACCTATAAAAAATTTAGACAACCTAAGCGTTGATAAAGAAAGAAATCTAATTGGTATATTAAAGTACGGAAACAGCAGCTTAAAACATAAAGATATTAACCCTGGAGACTTAGTTGGTTACACGCCTAATGGCGAATGGGAATTTATTGTAGACGAAGAACGTCTTTATTGTATGAAATCAAATGATATTGTTATAAAATATGAATACCAAGGAAACGAAGCAAAATATAATCCTAGCTGGGCAAGTAGCAGTTGAAGAACTTATAAAAGTTGCTAAAGAAGCTATAATAGATACAGCAGATGATATATCTGCAGATAGACTTAAAAATGCTGCAGCCACAAAAAAACTAGCTATATTTGATGCTTTTGAAATACTTAATCGTATTGAAGAAGAAAAAAATATGTTAGAAGATAAGCCAAAAGAAATTAAAAAAGAAACTACATTTCGTGGTTTTGCTGAAGGAAGATCTAAATAATGTACAAGCAAACTTTATATAAAATATTAAAAAACCATGTTAAACCTAAAGTTCTTAAACGAATGAATAGGTATAATAAATGGGATTATGGATATAACGAAGATCATGATATGGTTGTTATATCTAAGACTGGGCAAATTGGAGAGATTTATGAGATACAAAATCTTAAAATAGCTTTACCAGCCGCTGTAAACGTGCATGAGTTTAAAGAAAACAAATGGACTAAATTTGAATATCCTAAGATATTAAAAAAAATTAAAACAGTTTTTGATTGGAGAGAGTATCCTGATGAATTTAAAGAAAAACACTATGACTACATCGATAATGAGTTTACTCGCAGAGAAGAAGGTTTTTGGTATGTTAATAAAGATGTGCCTACTTACATTACTGGTACTCACTATATGTACTTGCAGTGGTCCAAGATTGATGTTGGGAACCCAGACTTTCGAGAAGCAAACCGTATCTTTTTCATATTCTGGGCCGCCTGCGTTGCAGATACACGGTGTTATGGTATGTCCTATCTCAAGAACAGACGTTCGGGCTTTTCGTTTATGGCATCAGGTGAGTGCGTTAACATGGCGACCATATCAACCGACGCACGTTTTGGGATTTTGTCCAAATCTGGCGCCGATGCTAAGAAGATGTTCACTGATAAGGTCGTACCAATATCCGTTAATTATCCCTTCTTTTTCAAGCCGATCCAGGACGGAATGGACCGTCCAAAGACCGAACTCGCATACAGAGTTCCAGCCAGTAAATTTACCAGAAGAAGTATTACCTCTTCCGACAAAGCCGAGGATCTCGCCGGGCTCGACACGACAATCGACTGGAAAAATACCGGTGATAACGCCTACGATGGTGAAAAACTCAAACTCCTCGTCCACGATGAAAGTGGGAAATGGGAAAGGCCAAACAACATTCTTAACAACTGGAGGGTTACGAAAACCACCCTTAGATTAGGATCAAGAATTATTGGAAAGTGTATGATGGGATCAACATCAAACGCTTTAGACAAAGGTGGTAGAAACTTTAAAAAACTATACGATGACTCAGATGTTAACAAAAGAAACGCCAATGGACAGACTCGCTCAGGATTATATTCTTTGTTCATACCTATGGAATGGAACTACGAAGGATACATTGATTCTTATGGGTTTCCTGTCTTCGAAACTCCAAAAAACAAAACATACGGACCGCATGGAGTATTAATAAAAATAGGTGTATTAGAGTATTGGAAAAATGAGGTTGAAGGATTAAAAGAAGATCAAGACGGTTTAAATGAATTCTACAGACAATTTCCCCGTACAACTAAACATGCTTTTAGAGATGAATCTAAAATGTCTTTATTTAATTTAACTAAAATCTATCAACAAATAGATTATAATGAAGATATTAATAATAAAATACTAGTAACAACTGGTTCTTTTAGTTGGCAAAACGGAATTAAAGATTCGAAAGTTTTATTTTTACCTAATAATAACGGTAGGTTTAAAGTGTCTTGGGTTCCACCAATTCAATTACAAAACAAAGTAATAATAAAAAATGGTATAAAATATCCTGGAAATGAACATTGTGGATGTTTTGGTTGTGATAGTTATGATATATCAGGAACAGTTGATAAAAGAGGTTCTAACGGATCTTTACATGGATTAACAAAATACAGCATGGAAGACGTGCCTCCTAGTATGTTTTTTTTAGAATACATAGCAAGACCGCAAACTGCTGAAATATTTTTTGAAGATGTATTAATGGCTTGTATATTTTATGGCATGCCTATATTAGCTGAAAACAATAAACCAAGACTACTTTATCATTTTAAACGTAGAGGTTATAGAGGCTTTGCAATGAATAGACCTGACAAAATTTGGAATAAACTTTCAATAACAGAAAAAGAAATAGGTGGAATACCTAATTCAAGCGAAGACATAAAACAAGCGCACGCAGCGGCAATAGAATCTTATATTGAATCACATGTTGGTCTTTTAGATAATGGGTATGGAGATATTTATTTTCAAAGAACATTAGAAGATTGGTCTCAATTTGATATAAACAATAGAACTAAACATGATGCTTCTATAAGTTCTGGTTTAGCACTCATGGGTTGTAACAAACATAGATACACGCCTATTTTTAAAGCGCCATTAGCGTCAAAACCATTAGGGTTTAAAAAATATAATAACGAAGGAATTAGTTCAAAAATAATATAATAAATGATTTATAATAATTACGTTGGTTCATTTCCAAGTCAGGTAGTATCTGATGAAGAAAAGCAAAGTTACGACTATGGTTACGCTGTGGGACGCGCTGTTGAGGGTGAGTGGTTTTCTGGAGACAGAGGAGGTATGGGAAATAGATACCAAAATAGTTGGTTAAATTTTCATAGACTAAGATTGTATGCTAGAGGAGAACAACCTGTGCAAAAATATAAAGATGAGTTATCTATTAATGGTGATTTGTCTTATCTTAATTTAGACTGGAAACCAGTACCTATTATACCTAAATTTGTAGATATAATTGTAAATGGTATGTCACAAAAAATTTTTGATATAAAAGCTTATGCTCAAGATCCAGAATCTTTAAAACAAAGAACAAAATACGCAGATGCTATAATGCGTGATATGTATGCTAAAGAAATAATTCAAGCCACTAATGACGCTACTGGAATGAATTTTTTTAATACAAATGATCCAAATAACATACCTGAGTCTCAAGATGAATTAGATTTACACATGCAGCTTAGTTATAAGCAGTCTATAGAAATAGCAGAAGAAGAAGTTATTGAAAATGTGCTAGCTGCAAATAAGTATGAATTAGTTAAAAAAAGATTATTACAAGATTTAGCAATTATAGGTATAAGTGCAGTAAAAACAGATTTTAATTTAGCTAATGGGGTAACTGTTAATTATGTTGATCCTGCTAATTTAGTTTATTCTTACACAGAAGATCCAAATTTTGACGATATATACTATGCTGGTGAAGTTAAGTCTATTAGTTTAGTAGAACTTAAGAAACAATTTCCAGGACTAACTGATTCAGAATTAAAAGAAATAGAAAAATATCCTGGTGACGCTAACTATACTAGAAATTTTTACGCACAACAAGATTCTTATAACCAAGTTCAAGTGTTATATTTTGAATATAAAACTTACAGTAATCAAGTTTTTAAAATAAAGCAAACAGAACAAGGGTTAGAAAAAGCTTTAGAAAAACCAGACAGTTTTAATCCACCCGCTAATGATAACTTTGAAAGAGTTGGAAGAAGTATTGAGGTTTTATATACTGGAGCTAAGATATTAGGACATGAAATGATGTTAGAATGGAAACTAGCAGAAAATATGACAAGGCCTAATTCTAATGTTACAAAAGTTAACATGAATTACGCTATATGTGCTCCTAGAATGTATAAGGGCAACATAGAATCAACCGTAAGCAGAATAACAGGCTTTGCTGATATGATTCAATTAACACATCTTAAACTACAACAAGTTTTAGCGCGTATGGTGCCAGATGGTGTGTTTGTAGATGTTGATGGTTTAGCGGAAGTAGATCTAGGTAATGGAACTAATTATAATGCACAAGAAGCATTAAACATGTATTTCCAAACTGGTTCTATTGTTGGTAGATCAATGACTCAAGAAGGTGACTTAAATAGAGGAAAAGTACCTATACAAGAATTACAGACTTCAGCAGGTAGCGCAAAAATACAAAGCTTAATACAAACTTATCAATATTATTTACAAATGATAAGAGATGTAACTGGGCTTAATGAAGCTAGTGATGCTAGCACACCAGATCAACATGCTTTAGTAGGTTTACAAAAAATGGCAGCAGCTAATTCTAATACTGCATTAAGACATATTATGCAAGCTGGATTATTTTTAACTTTAAGAAGTTGTGAAAATATAGCATTAAGAGTAGCTGATTCTTTAAGTTATCCTTTAACAAGAGCTGCTTTAATAGATTCTATATCATCTTATAATACAGGCACGTTAGAAGAACTACAAGATAGAAACTTACAAGATTTTGGTATATTTTTAGAATTAGAACCTGATGATGAACAAAAAGCTCAATTAGAACAAAATATTCAAATAGCATTACAGTCAGGTGGAATAGATTTACCAGACGCTATTGATATACGTCAAGTAAAAAATATAAAATTAGCTAATGCTTTATTAAAACAAAGTCGTAAAAGAAAAGCTGCAGAAGATCAAGCTAAGAATTTACAAAACATTCAAGCGCAAGCTCAAGCAAATGCTCAAGCTGCTGAACAAGCTACAACTGCAGAGATGCAAAAACAACAAGCTTTAGCAGAAACAGAAATACAAATAGAACAAGCAAAATTACAGTTTGAAACTAAAAAAATGCTTCAAGAAGCTGAGATTAAAAAAGAGTTAATGGCAGAAGAATTTGGGTATAACATGCAATTGGCACAAATAAAAGCTAATACTGAAACTCAAAAAGAATCAGAAATAGAAAACAGAAAAGATTCAAGAGTAAAATTACAAGGTACTCAAGAATCAGAGCTTATTAATCAAAGACAAAACAACACACTACCCCAAAGTTTTGAATCCGCTGGATTTGATGGTTTAGGAGGTTTTGGGCTAGAACAATTTACGCCTAGATAAATTTTTTATTAATTATTTAATTATATTATATTATGTCAACACAAAAAGAAGTAAAACAAGAGGGAGATTTTAAATTAAAATCAAAAACCCCTAAAAAATTAAGCGTTCCTGAATCTACAATCAAAATGGATTTAGCAGCAATGAAACCTAAAGAAGAACCAGTCAAAATTGACTTAACAGAAAAAGATCAAAAAGATGCCCTTCAAAAACAAGAAACAAAGGAAAGCGTGCTACCTGAAGAACGACCCAAGGTGGAACTGCAAGCAGTGGGACAAGGAGACGAAAAACCCGTTGAGAATGTTATTAAAGAAATACAAAACGACGACGAGGTAAAAGAAGAAGTAAAACAAACCACAAAAGAATACAAAGAATCTAAAAGAGATGCAGAGGTTATTGGGAAACCATTACCTGAAAACATTGAAAAACTTGTTTCATTCATGGAAAAAACAGGTGGTAATATTGAAGATTATGTTAGATTAAACGCTGACTACTCAACAATAGACAATGAATCTTTACTTAGAGAATATTATAAGCAAACACGTCCACATTTAGAATATGACGAAGTTAACTTTTTATTAGAAGATAATTTTAAATACGATGAAGACGTTGCTGATGAGCGAGAGATTAAAAAGAAAAAACTCGCTTTTAAAGAAGAAATTGGAAAAGCTAAAAACTTTTTAACAGATCTGAAAGATAAATATTACGATGAAATCAAGTTGAAATCTAACGTAACTGAAGATCAAAAAAAAGCTATGGACTTTTTTAATAGATACCAAGAAGATCAAAGTGCAATATCCACACAAAGAGAAGAATTTAAACGTGTAACTGAAAATACTTTTAATGACGATTTCGAAGGTTTCGATTTCAAACTAGGAGACAAAAAATTTAGATACGGCGTAAAAAATCCTAACGAAATTGTGGAAAATCAATTAGACATTACAAACTTTGTTAAGACGTTCTTAAACAAAGAAGGTGTTTTAAGCGACCCAAAAGGATATCACAAAGCTATGTACGCCGCAAGAAATGCCGATACTATAGCAACACATTTTTATGAGCAAGGCAAAGCTGATGCTGTTAAAGATGTAGTAGCTAAATCAAAAAACATAACCACTGAAGCTCGACAAGAGGGAACTGGAAATGTTTTTGTTAATGGATTGAAAGTTAAAGCGGTTAGTGGTGTTGATTCTTCTAAGTTAAAAATAAAAACAAGAAAATTTTAAAAAAAATTAAACAATTATGGCTTTACAACCGCAATTTGGGGCAATAATCCCATCGCAATCGCAAGAGTTACTTAACAGTAATTATTTGCAGTGGACGAATAACGCAGGTGCAAACTTTGCTGATTTCGCTCAACAATACTTACCTGAAGTATACGAACAAGAAGTAGAACGTTATGGAAACAGAACGTTATCTGGATTCTTACGTATGGTAGGGGCAGAAATGCCAATGACTTCTGATCAAGTAATTTGGTCTGAACAAAATAGATTACACATATCTTACGACGGATGTGCAATTGGAAATGGAGCTGGTGTAAATACAGTTACAATTCCACTTGCTGCTGGAACTGTTAGAAATGTAGTTTCACCTAAATCAACTATAGTTATACTTGACACCGCTGGACAAGAAAGAAAATGTTTCGTATCTGCAAGTAATACAGCTACTGGAGTATTAAACGTTTTACCTTACACTGCTGCCGATCTACAAGGTATGGCTGCTGTTGGTAAAATATTTGTTTATGGTTCTGACGTTGCAAAAGGTCAATCTGTAAACAATGCTCCTGACGCACTTGGAGCTGTTATTAACGATCAATACATTAGCGTTGATCCTGCTTTTACGCAATTCAGCAACGCGCCAATAATTCTTAGAAGCAAATATGTTGTTTCTGGTTCTGACACTGCTCAGATTGGTTGGGTTGAAGTTGCTACTGAAGATGGAACTTCTGGATACTTATGGTATTTAAAAGCTGAATCTGAAACTAGATTACGTTTTGAGGATTACTTAGAAATGGCAATGGTTGAAGGTGAGCTTTCTGGAGCTGGATCTGCTGCTGCTGGATCTGCTTTAGTTGGTGGAGGTACGCAAGGTTTATTTGCTGCTATTCAAGCTAGAGGTAATGTGCAAACAGGATTTACAGCTGCTGCTGGACTTGATTCATTTGACGCGATTCTTAAGAATTTAGATACTCAAGGAGCAATTGAAGAAAACATGTTATTTTTACAGAGACAAACATCTCTTGATTTTGATGATATGTTAGCTTCTATCTCAGGCGGATTTGCTGGAGGTACTGCTTTTGGATTATTTGAAAATTCTGAAGAAATGGCTCTTAATTTAGGTTTTTCTGGTTTCAGAAGAGGTTCTTATGACTTCTACAAAACTGACTGGAAATATTTAAATGATGCTTCCACTCGTGGTGCTATCGTTGGAGCAAGTTCTATTGAAGGTGTTTTAATACCTGCTGGAACTTCTACAGTTTACGATCAAATTTTAGGAACTAACATCAGAAGACCTTTCTTACACGTAAGATATAGAGCTTCACAAGCTGATGATAGAAGAATGAAATCTTGGTTAACAGGATCAGTTGGTGGTGCATTTACTTCAACTCTTGATGCTATGGAAGTTAACTTCCTATCTGAAAGATGTTTAGTAACTCAAGCTGCTAACAACTTTGTATTATTCAAAGGACTATAATAAGTCAACATTAATGTAATTTTTACCCTCGTTGTAACTACGGGGGTAATTATTACTTTTATAAACTATTAAATTATATTATATTATGGCAAATAACGCTAAAAAAACCCCAAACAACTGGGAAAGAAAAGATAGAAAATACTATCTTACAAATAACTTAACTCCCCTTACATTAACAATACCATCCAAACATACTAGAAAACATGCTTTGTTATGGTATGATGAAGAATTAGGGAAACAAAGAGAAATTAGATATGCAACTAATCAAGATTCACCATTTGTAGATGAACAAAAAGGAGAAGTTACATTAGGACATATCGTGTTTGATGAGGGACATTTAATTGTTCAAAAAGAAAAACAAAACTTACAAAAACTTTTATCATTATATCATCCATCTTTAGGTAAAGTATACGCTGAGTTTGATCCAGTAGAAAAAGCCAACGATGAATTAGATATACTTGACATGCAGGTAGATGCAATGAATGCAGCTAGAAACATAGACGTTGATTTAGCAGAAGCTATATTAAGAACTGAAATGGGATCTTCTGTAACATCAATGAGTACTAAAGAACTTAAAAGAGATTTATTAATATTTGCAAGATCTAATCCTCAATTATTTATTGAATTAGCTAATGATCCAAATGTACAATTAAGAAATTTTGCCATTAAAGCAACTGAAGCCGGTATAATAATACTAGCACAAGATCAAAGATCTTTTAGATGGGCAACTAATGACAAAAAATTAATGAACGTGCCATTTGACGAAAATCCTTATTCAGCTATGGCTGCTTTCTTTAAAACGGATGAAGGTGTAGAAATATTTAAATCTATCGAGAAAAAGTTTAAATAACATGTAATACTAATATAGGGCTCGTTTACTCGGGCCCAATATTATAATAAAAAAAACAAAATGGCGATAAACGTAGATAAGGTTTACAAAACAGTCTTATTAATAACAAATAAAGAACAAAGAGGCTATTTAACTCCAGATGAGTTTAACAAAATAGCAACTCAAGTACAATTAGAAATATTTGAAACTTACTTTGAAACGTTAAATCAACAAATGCGTGTACCACAAAACGAAAGTGAATATGGTGACAGGTATAAAACAATTCAAGAAAAATTAGAAATTTTTAGAGAATTTGGCCTAGCTACACACGTAAACTTAGCCACAGGCGAAGATTATTTTACAACTCCAACCTCTTCAGGAGTTGCAAGCGGTACACAATTATTCAGTAGTGTTAACTTACAAACCGCTTATCCTCTTACAACTATAACGCAATCAAATGTAGAAGAAAGTACAGTTGTTGTTACGGTTAACAATTTACCTTATACAAGTTTCAATATAACTGGTGGTATTTTTAATTTAACTGCTGGCGCTATTCCTACAGGAACTGCTAATAATATTCAAATAATACTATATCCTCAAAACTTTTACAAACTAGGTACTGTATTATATAGAGATGATAGAGAGGTTCAATCCGTACAAAGAAATGAACTTGCTCAAATGAACATGTCTACTATAACAAAACCTTCTGAAAATTTTCCTGTATATTTATATGAAGATCAAAAGTTAATTATATTTCCACAAACTATAACAAACCGTGTAAATGTTACATATGTTAGAACACCTAATAATGTTAAGTGGAATTTTGACTCAACAACAGGTTATTATGTTTATGATCCAAAAACTTCAGTTGACTTTGATTTAGATATATCTGAAACATCAACTGTAATATTAGAAGTGTTAAAATACTCTGGTATAACTATAAAAGATCCTATGATAATACAAGCCGCTTCTCAAGAATTAGCAGCTAATGAACAAAACGAAAGAAATTAATAAATTATGGCTAGTATAATAACACCACCAAATAACGGACTAATAACTGAAACAGGTCAGCAATATTATGCTGGATCACAATCTTTTAGAGGAAATGGAGCTGAAACAAAATTTACAACTACCTTTAATACTAACTTGTATTTAGGTAATTGGAATCCAGTTGATCCAAATTATGCTTTAAATAATTTTAAAATATACACTAGCGCAACAGGTATACCAGGTACTTGGTCAGAATATATTACAGATTTTACAGTGTTAGATAATGTAATAGATTTTGCTAATACTGGAGCTCCAGCAGCAAATTTATTTATAGCAGTACAGCTAACCATATTAGATGGTGGTAAATACGGAAGCACTAACGCTGAAAAAGCTTTTGGACAAGCTGTAGAAGATAATTACGGAGGATATCAATATTTAAAATTAAACGATATTGTCAGTAACTTTATGGTGGGTTATGTAGGTAAAGATAAATTAATACCTACTGTAAAAAGAACTGATGTTATATTTTTTGCTAAAAGAACAATGCAAGAGTTTAGTTACGATACTTTAAAAAGTATAAAATCTTCAGAACTAAGTATACCACCAAGTCTTACTCTTCCGTTACCGCAAGACTATGTTAATTACGTTAGAACTTCTTGGATAGATCAATCAGGGGTTCAACATATAATATATCCTACTAATAACCTAACAACAAGTCCTTATTATACACAGCTTCAAGATTCTGATGGTATACCAACGCAGGATAATTTTGGCAATGACACAGAAGGAACCTCTATAACTCAAGAAAGATGGCACAGTGCACAACAAAACGCTATAAATGGAATATTTGACAATGCTGATTTAAACAGCGGAATAAATCCTTATGATTATAATTATGGCACGTTAAATGGATATGGTCAAAGATATGGTTTAGAACCATCAACCTCACAGTCCAATGGTTGGTTCAATCTTAATGAAAGAGAGAATAAATTGTCTTTTTCAGGTGGTTTAGCAAATCAATTAATTGTTTTTGAATATATTTCAGATGGACTAGCTTATGATCTTGATAGTAGAGTACCTAAAATGGTTGAAGACGCCATGTACGCTAATATACTTTATAATATTATAGCAGGTAGAATAAATCAACCTGAATATGTAGTGCAAAGATTAAAAAAAGAAAAGTCTGCTAAATTAAGAAACGCAAAAATAAGATTATCAAATATTAAACTAGATGAAATAACTCAAGTTATGCGTAATAAATCTAAGTGGATAAAAAATTAAGTTAAATGGCTGAAAATAAAAATAGTTTTATAAAGTCTAAGATGAATAAAGATCTAGACGATAGAATAATTCCAAATAATGAATACAGGGATGCTCAAAACATTGCTGTTTCAAGATCAGAAAACGAAGACGTAGGTGCTTTAGAATCTATTTTAGGAAATGAGCTAGTTTTTTCAAACAATGGACTTAAAACAATAGGTCAATATGTTGATGAAAGAAATGGTTTTATATATTATTTTGTTACAGATTGGAGTAAATTAGGTTTAGCACCAAGCACTTCTAATCATAGGATTTATAGATGGCAACCAACCTCAGGTAATAACACACCTACTATTTTAGTTGATGGTTATTTTTTAAATTTTTCTACATTAGCTCCAGTTTATGGGGTTAGTTTGTTAGAAGAATTATTATTTTTTACAGACAATAGAAATCAACCAAGAAACATAAACGTACTTACAGCTTCTTTAGATGTAAGTAATACTTATTATAAAGACGAAGAAAGCATAACTGTTTGTAAGTATTTTCCATATGAAGCACCTAGCTTAATAGATTTAAGAAGTGTATCTTCTTTAAAACCAAGCACTATGAGCGATGCTCAAAACTTACCTGAAATAACTATAGGTGCTATTGTTTTTGCTACAGAAAATTTAAACGTAGCTAGATATAGAAATGGAGACTTAATTACACATGCTGTAACAAGATCTGATTGGATAGATGCTAATACAAATGAAACTGGAGCGTGGTGTTATTATGAAAACAATTTAGCTAATGGTGTAATATATCAAAAATTATATAATAGTTGGGCTGTTAGAGATTCAAGAAACATTTGTCCTTACGGTTACGATGTTGTTGATGAAGCTGATTATTTAAATTTAAATACTCAAGTAGGTGTAACTGGCACGGGTTCAATAAAGTCAACCGACAATTGGCTCAACTCATCTAGCGCGAGCAACAATTCAACTGGATTTGATTCTCAACCTAGTGGTGAAAGAATAGCTACAAGTGACACTGATGACTTTCAAGAAATATACACTAATGCTAAATACTGGATAAAAGGTGGTTTAAAATATTATTCTATATTAGACAACAACAATGTTCCAACAATAGAAACAGCTTTAATTAGTCCTGCTACTGGATATGGAAGTTTAGTTGGCGGTACTACATATAATAACGCTACTGACGTGGCGACTGTTGCTGTAAATCCTGCCATTGGAACTGGAGCTATTGTAACTATTACAGCTAATAACGGCCCTGTGACCAACGTTGTTTTAACAAGCGGTGGAGCTGGTTACAATATTGGAGATGTTCTTACTATATCAGGAGGTACAGATGACGCAACCATAACAGTTACTTCTATAGGTATTAATGAATCTATAATGGGATTTGCTGTTAGAGTAATTAAAGAAGTTGGGTTTAAAGGTTGGCAAGGTGATCCAGAATTTATAAAAGATAAATTTGTTAGATTTAGTTACAGATTTAAGTTTGATGATGGTGAATATTCTTTAATAGCTCCATTTTCACAAGATTGTTATATACCTCTTCAAGAAGGTAGATTTGTTAATGATGACGAAGATAATGCTTTAAGATCTACTATTATTGATTTTATGCAAAACAGTATTAATAATATAATATTAAACATAGAACTACCTTCGTTAGATATAGTTGATGACTATAAAATTGAAGAAATAGATATAATCTATAAAGAATCAGATTCTTTAACTTACAAGATATTACAAAATGTTCCTGTAAATAAAACTTTTACTAGTAATTTAAATGATACTAATATATATCAATACACATACGAATCAACAGTTCCTTTTAAAACACTACCTACTGATGAAACAACTAGAGTTTTTGATAAGGTTCCTGTAAGAGCAAGAGCACAAGAAATATCAGGTAATAGAATAATGTATGGTAATTTTGTACAAAGCTACAATGCGCCATTATCATTAGACTACGCTGCTGGTTCTTCAGATAAAAATGCTCAAGAATATGAAGAATATCCTCAGCACTCTGTAAAACAAAATAGAAATTATCAAGTTGGTGTTATATTGGCAGATAAATGGGGTAGACAAACAGACGTAATATTATCTTCTAAAGATAATGTATTAGTAGCAGGTGGACAACCAACCGAAGGCTCTAACTTTTTTACTACATATAGACCTGTAGAAAATGCTGGTACTGTTTTAGGATGGTTAGGAGAATCTTTAACCATGAGGTTTGATGATGTAATTACTGTAAACGGAGATCCCACTGGTTTATATGCAGTGCCAGTTAGTTATCAAGCGATAGCTAGTCCAACTACTGGTTTTTCTTCTCCTTTTCCTTCATTTCTTGATTATAGTGTTCAAGTTTTAAATACAGTTGCAAATCAAACAGTTTACACTTTTAACAATATATCAGTTCAGGATATAGGCGTTACTAATATATTTAGCTTATGGATAAACCAAGGTAATGGATGGGTTTTAATAAACTCTACTGATTATGGTGTTACTGACGATGGTGATGATCAATCTGTTGTTACTTTAACAGCCTCTATACCTGCTTCTTCAAGTTATAAAATAAGAGCTAGATTGCTTTATGACAATCAATATAAATATGAAATATTAAATATAACAGATGCTGATAAAATTTTTAAAGTAAATAAAAAACTAAGAGGAAAATATCAAGATTATGTTGAAATAAAATCTGTATCAGGCACAACAGACACTGTAGATATACGTACTAATCATGAGATCTCAGACACATATATATTTATAGGTGATAGTATTCCTGCGTCTAATCCTACAACCAGAGTAGAATCTATAACAGATTTAACAGTTTCTAACTTTGTTTATGATATAAACGTTACAGGTTTTTATTCTTATAGAATAGTTATTAAACAACAAGAACAAGAATATTACAATGTATATTTACCTGGTATAATTGATGGTTATCCTATACAGGGTAATACTACTGAAATAGGAGATACTTCATTTTGCGTATTAACTCATGATAATATAAACAAAGTTCCTAGAGAACTAACCGATGTAGGCGCTCAAGACACACAGTTTAACAGTAATTTAAACATGTTTGGTAGAGTTACTAATATAGCGGCTACAGTAAGTAATCAACAGTTTGGACCAAATTCTACCCCAGATATTGTAGAGCTAATAGGTAGTATACAAAAAGTATTTCCAGATGTAGATTATGATGGTGATGCTGGCTCAGCCCCAGCCGCTGGAAAAATAAACAATAATGCTATATTTGATATTGATCAAAAACCTTTTATAGCTAAAATAAATACACAAAAAAGCATAGGTATACTTCAAGGTGATTATAATACACAATCTGCTGGTGCGGAATATCCAGATTATTTAGATTTAGCTGTATATGAAACAGCGCCTACTGTATCTAATTTAGATTTATTTTATGAAACTTCAACCACAGGTTTAATATCTGATTTAAATTATGCTATACAAACAGCAGGTACACAGATAATAGGTTTGTCTACTTTCACTTGGTTGCACAACGAGGGTGATTGCGGTGGAGCACAATTAACAACTCCGTTTTTTGCTTTAACACCAGACGGTAATGATGTAACTTCTACAGCTGCTTTTCTTTCAGTATACTCATTTGATTCAAATGATGACGTTGTAACGAGCGTAAATAGATCTCAAGAATTTGCTTTACAAAGCGCCGGTGGTGGTGCTTTTAGAATAGATTTAGCAGCGGATACTATAGCCGGTGTTCCTCATGCTGCTTTAACTGGTTTTAGTTATTTACAAAAATATCAATTTACTATTGAATTCACGCAAGCAGATGGTACTACTTCTACGCAACAATTCACTAGAACGCTACTTAATGATCCACCGGTTATAGAATTAACACAAGCACCTCAACCAACTTTAGCTGATACAACAATAATGAAGTGGACTGGTTATAGTGGTTTATTGGCGTCTGGCCCAGGTGTTGTAAGAGGTTACAATGGTAGTTGTGCGCCTTGCAATAGAACCGTAGATCTAGAGTGGGTTATAGAAAGTACTAGATGGCAAGACGCAACAGGCGCTTGGTATGGTTACATAACAGGTCAAAATCCCACAGGTACACCAACAACTAGTGATATTGCTTATTATTATTTTATAAAAGGTCAACAACAACAAAACCAAAGCACTTGTACTACAGGAAGTAATGAAAATTTTTACGGATTGTGGTTAGAAAGAAAAAACCCTGGTGGTTTAGGAGGAACTTTAGAAGGTGATTTTTTAGCTGCTAATCTTCACGAGGTAACAATGAAGTTAGTAGACAAAAACGGCACGGATGCCAGCACTAGTCTTGCTATTCAATATACACCTATAGCTTCATCATATACTGGTGTTAGAGCTAATTGGTATACTTCTAATATAACTTCTGGAAATCCTGGTTATATAAATCCAGCCTTACAATGGCAATCTCCACCTACAGGCGCTGTTGGTATGACGCCTGGTTGCCCTACAAGCACGTCTACTGCCGCTCTACCAATATGGGTAGGTGAAGTTGCTAATTGGACTAATCAAACACAATATATATATGCTAAAGTTGTAAGAAATGGAACGGGTCAAAGTCAATTTATTGCTGTTGTTTCTGGTTATAATACAACCACGACAACTGCTTTTCAAGCACCTGCGTCTGGAACTGGAGCACCTTTTGCAAGTTTCACCTCTCCAATAACTATTAGCGACTCTACATCTAATGATTCATATTCAATACTAGCAACACTACAGCCATTTAATCCAACGCAAGCACAAATAAACGTTGGGGTTAGGCCTGGTGATTCAGGAACTGACCCAGTAACAAGCACGTCGTATGACTGGAGCCAGTGTTGTCTTATTAACATGAAGATTGAATTTACAACAGCGTTTTGCGCTAGTGGAGTTAGTCTTACTTTAGTTTCTGACACTGTATTACAGTCTCCACCACCAAGCCCTGAGTTAGTTAATCCAGCAAGCGGATCACCTCCATTTGTATCTAGTGCATGGTTTAAAACAAACGCTTGGCCAAGTTAGTAAAAAACTAAACAAATAAGTAATTATAATATATGTCTACTACATTAAAAATACAGTACTACAATACTTTTATATTAAAAAAGATAAATCAAAGTTGGAGCTCCTCTGGTGGCTACAATAGAGCCAATGCACAATATGATTGGTACGTAGAAGAGTCTAGAATAAAAGGTGATTATAATGGTAAGTTTGCTGGTATTTCACCTAGAGCATTTTTAGTAACTGACAATAAAACTCAAGAAACGTTTGGCAATACTATTATTTATTCTGGAATTTTTAATTCAAGAACAGATATAAATGAAACAAATCAATTTTCAATTGCAAATGACATAACTAGAACAGTTGATCCTTCAAAAGGAACAATTCAAAAGTTATACGCTGAAGATACAAATCTTACTATATTTCAAGAAAGAAAAGTAAATAGAGCTTTAATAGATAAAGACGCTATTTATACGGCAGAAGGCCAACCTATTACTACTTCCACCAACCTTGTAATTGGTCAAATACAACCTTACGCTGGCGAGTTTGGTATAGCTACAAATCCAGAATCATTTGCGGTTTATGGTTATAGAAAATATTTTACAGATGCAAATAAAGGTTCTGTTATGAGATTATCTCAAGATGGTTTAACAGAAATATCTAATTATGGTATGTATGACTTTTTTAGAGATAGATTAAGTTTGTCAAACATGGGTAGTTTAGGTAAATTAATAGGTGGATGGGATATTCATAACAAATGCTATACATTGTCAATACAACCCACCGTAGGCCAAGAAACAGGTGAACAAGCTATTACTTTGTCATTCGATGAGCAGGTTCAAGGTTGGACTAGCTTTTATAGTTACGTTCCTTCTAATATCTTAAGTTTAAATAATAGTTTTTATAGTTTTAGTTTAAAAGGGGATTTATATAAACATTACTCTACTGTTTCAAATAGAGCTAATTTTTATGGAGTTGATAATACTTCTAGTGTTACTACAGTTTTCAATGCTAAACCTTCTATGATTAAAAACTTTCAAACAATAAACTATGAAGGTGATAGCAATTGGTCATTGAATTTATTTCAAACAAATACTGATTCAGCTAACCAAATTGATGTATTTAGCATGCCAACTACTTTGGCAGACATGGAAAATGCTTTACTAAAAAACCAATTTAAAGCTAAAGAAAATAAATATTTTGCAAATTTAATAAACACTAGTGCTGTTAATCAAGGTGAAGTTATATATGGCAAAGAAATTTCAGGTGTAAAAGGATTTTACGCTACAGTTAGATTAAGTGCTAAAAATCTTTCAGGTGGTGGATTAGCTGGAACAAACGAATTGTTTGCAGTAAGCACAAATTATAAAGAATCATCTTATTAAATAAAATTAAATGAAAAACTTAATCTCTATAAGAGAATTAAACGAAAAAAAAGATATACCAATAATGAGTTCTTGGTGGGAACATTATAATGGAAAACCATTAAATACCTTATTATTACCTTTTGGAAAACAAGGTTTAGTAATTAGTGTAAATCAAAAAATAATAGCAGGTGTTTTTATTTTTAGAACAAATTCACCTATTTGGTATTGTGATTATTTAATTGCAGATCCGAATTACAAAAAAGAAAACAGATCAGAAATAATAACATCGTTAATTGATAAAACAGTTGAAAATTGTTTTGATCAAGGAGCTGAAGGAGTTTGGTGTACGACACCTTATGATAAAGTTTTAAATAAATTAAAAGAACTTAATTATATTATTAGTAAAGAAAAACATAATATAATATATAAAACAAAATAAATATGGGAGCAGCAACAATAGGCCAAGGCATAATAGGTATGATAGGCGCAGGTAAGACAGCGTCTAACGCTAGAGCTAGAGCTAGAGACTCTAAAAACGAAAGAAATAGATTATCTCGTGAATTAGAAACTTTAGAAGACGGTAGACAACCTATAATAAATCCTTACGCAAACGTTACTGATACTAGTGGTGAACTAGGTAATCCTTATGAAAACCTTGGAGTTGCTACGCAAGCTGCCGAAATGCAAGCAGAACAATCTGATATAGCCTTAGCAAACACGTTGGACACTTTAAGAGCAACAGGCGCGGGTGCTGGTGGAGCTACGGCATTGGCCCAAGCTGCTTTACAAAGCAAGAAGGGAATTAGCGCAAGTATACAAATGCAAGAAGCTGCTAATGATAAGCTAGTTGCTAAAGGGGCACAAAAATTACAAGAACAAAAGATGGCAGAACAACAACGTCTACAAAACGCTGATGTTATGGGTAAAACATTTGAATTTAGTACTAGAGAAAATAGACAAGTGTCTGAAATAAATAGAGCCGCTGGTATGTTAGACAATGCTCAACAACAACATTACAATAATCAAACAGCAGCAGCAGCTGCAGAAGCAAATCAATACAACGCAGCTAGTGGTTTATTAGGATCTATAGGTAGCGTAATTGGTGGTTAATAAATAAAAAGAAAAACATGGGAGCATACGATAATCCAAAACCTTTAACTGGCATGAATCCTACTATGGCTGCGTTACAAGTATTAATGACAGGCGATAAAAATAGACAGATTGATGAGGCTCAACGTTTAAAAAGCGAAGAAGCTAAAGAAAGAAAAAACCAAGCTGTAATACAACAAATGCAAAATGTTCAAGGCGCTGCAGATGTTTGGAATTTAGAGCAAATGAGTAATCTTTCTTCTGCGCCTAAAACTTCTGCTATAGATACTGAATTACAAAAAACTTTAAACGGTAGAATAGACATTGCTACAAAAGCTCAAATATATTTAAAAACTCAATTTGGAGATAACGAAAAAAGATTGTCTGCTCAAAAAGCTGTAAGAGATTATTATGATTTACTAGACTTAACTAAAAAAACAGTTGCTAGTTTTGCATCTACAGGGGAATATTGGAAACAAAACGCGGCAACTATAGGTAAAAAAATAACTATATTAGGTAAAGATCAAAATGAAGTTGCTAATAATCAATTTTTTCTTAATTCAATAGGTGATGTTGTTGATGGTCAATTTGAAATGGTTTATGATCCAGAAACAAATGATATAATGGTAAAAGTCTCTGGCTATGAAACAGGTGTTGTAGATGGAAAAACAGTACAAGGAGATTATAGAGAAAAAATAATAAGTGCTAGAAAATGGAATGCTCAAGTCAACGAAGGAAGCAATTTTGACTTTGTATCTAATGTACCGCAAATAGTAAACGAATCTTTAGATATGATGAAAACTAAAGAAAAAAGCAAAAGTGGTAATGGTATAGGTGTTATAGCCAACAATGGTCAAATTGACCCAAGATTTTGGACTCAAGATACTATTGTTTATGATACAATAAAAGTTGAAGGCAATCAAGAAAGCGAGCAAAGAACAACAGAGATTAGAAATTACTTAAACATGGATGCTTTAAGAACTGAAATGGAAGGTATACTTACACAAAAAGTATCGGGTGTAAATAGCAACGTGCAAACAGCTGCCAATGCTTGGAATATTGATTTGCAAAAACTAAACCAAGGTTTTGAAAATGATTATCAAACAATAAACCCTACTGATGATCAATTTAAAGAAGCTTTGTTTGAACAAATAGTAAAAGCCAACACGTCTGGCTTAAAGCAAGATAACCAAGGAAGATGGTATAAATCACGTAACAAAGCTATAGTAAAACCAGCAGATCCTGTAGCAGGACCAGGTTATAGAGCTGAGTATTATAATAATATAATGAATGGAGCTGCAGAAAACTCACAGAAAACAAATATAGAAGTAGTTTCTGAAAACTTAAATAGAATTTCTCCTGGAAGTCAACTTATGACTATAGAGGAAACAATAGAAGTTTGGCTAAAGGCTGAAAGTACACAACTTAAAGGTAAAAGTAATCAAGAATATTACGATAGAAACTCAACTAAAAAAATAAACAACGGTAAAGGAGCACGAGAAATCGCGGAAGGTCTATATAATAAAAAACCTGGATTTTATATTAGTAAAAATAACAATATTACTTATGCAGGTGATTATAATTTAGAGTCAGCTGTTGATAGACTTAAATTTATTTTAGATAACAGTACTTCTGCTGAAAGAAAAAGCATAACAAGTAAAACTATACTAATGGATAGAGCTAAAAAAACTGATTGGATGAAAGCTAATCCAATGGGTGCTACTAATGCAGAAGAAACTGAAGAAGAATATATAAAAAGAATGAACAAAGCTCTTAATATTAAATAAAATGGAACAAAAAATATATATTATAAACGGAGAGGAAATAGATCTTACTAATTATTCTCAATCAGATAGAATAATATGGTTATCAGAAAACCCAGGTGCAGAATTAAAAAAAGTGGAGGGTGTTGTAACGGATGTAAATGTAGCACCTCTTCCAAACATGTTTGCATCACAAGAAAATGGGGAATTAATTTCGGAAAATATTTCTTCGGAATCTACAAATGAAGTAGATAATATGGGTTTACCGGTAAAGCCACAGTCTTATTATGACAATATAGCTAGAACCCTTGGTAAAACAAATGACCCAAAAACGCTAGAACAAAACCAATTTGGTTTATTTGAAGATATAAACGTACAGTTAGCTGTAGATCAAAATTTCATAACTGAAGATGATTTAGAATTAGCAGGTTATACTCAAAACCAAACTATATCTACATTTAATCCTCCATCACAAGCACAAAAAGATAGAGCTAAAGCAAAAATATCAACATATCAAGTAAAAACTGCTGACGAAGTGTCTAGTTATATAGATCTACAAAAACTAAATCAACCTTATATATATGAAGGAAACTTACAAGATAACACTCTTGTAAATGACATATATAATGGTGAAGAATTAGCTGAAACAAATTTAAATATAAATGATTTTGGTGGTTTTTTACAAGAAAGAGGTTTTGATAAAGATCTTAAAAGATTTTTAGAATTAGATATGGATGAAAGAAATTATGGTGAATACTATGATCCATCCTTAGCTTTTGAAGCTAAAAGACTTCAATATCTAAACATGTATATTAATGACCAGATAACAAGAGATATCAAGCAGCAAAAACTTATGTATGAACAGCAGAACGGTGTTGATCCAGATCTTGCTGGTATTAAATTTAATATTTCATCTGAAAACGTAAAATTAAATGGTTACGAAAAGTTTATTAAAAAAGAATTTCCTTTAATATCTCAAAAATTACAAGAGCAAGACGAAAAAAATGCAGTAGAGTATCAAAAACTACTTGAAACTGGTGGAAATATAACTACTGGTCAATTTTTATTAAATACACTTGGTAGTGGTTGGAACGGGTTATCTGAAGCTATAGGAAGTTTTAGTGCAAGTTTTTATGGACTTTTACCTGGTGATTATTTTGAAGGCGTTTCAGAAAGTATCAGAACTAGTTTAGCTTTAGAAGAAATGGGTGTTGTTGATACTAAATATCATACTTTTGGAAGATATGTGTTTGCTAATGGTTATGAATATACAGATCCAAAATCAGAAACTAGATATATTATAGATGCAAATAATAGAATAATAGACGCTACACGATCACTTGATGCAACTCCATTTTTAAGTCCAGAACAACAAGAGGAAATAAGAACAAAAGCTAGACAAGGTGGTAGAAAAGGAACTTCTTTTAGTGTATTAGGCGCTTTTGATGCTGGTTCTAACGTTGTTGGAGATTTAATATTTCAATTAGCATTAACTAGAGGCATGGGAGTTGCTAGGCAATCTGTAGGAGGTTTTACTAAAGGCTTAGGAGTTTTAGGTAAAACTAGAAAATATCTTAAAACCATTCCTATTAAAAGAGGTATGGCAGACGCTATAATAGGCCAAAGTACTTTAGGTTTTTCTAGAGGTTATGAAGAAACTTTAAAACAAGCAAGACAAGCTGGATTTAATGACGATGAAGCTTCGAGTTTAGCAGCTGTGTCTTCTATAGAAACAGGGTTACTATACGCATTAACAGCACCTATTTCTCCACAAACAAAAGCTACAGATGCTTTATTTGGTAAATTACTTAAGCCAAGCATGCTTAAAAATGCTTTTAAAATATATAGAAAAGAAGGATTGTCAGCATATAAAAAAGCTTTATCAGCAGCTAGAACTGGTTTAAATATTACTGGTGAAGGTTTAAAGGAAGTTTTTCAAGAAAACGTACAGCAAATAGGAGAAGTTTATGGTGTTAATAGAGATATTAACGAAATGGCCGGTAAAAATTTTTTGAAAGATACTATATCTGGTCAAGATTTCATGGATACTATTGTTTTATCTTTTTTCGCAGGTGCTTTGATACCAGGAGCCGGTGTTACTCTTAATTTAGCAACAAAAACAGGAAGACAACTTTTAGGAATGGATGCTGTAGATAGATTTAACGCTTTAAGCTACATGTCTTATAATAAGAAAAAATCTTTAAAACTACTATCAAAACAAGTTGAACAAGGAATATATACTCAACAAGAAGCAGATCAACTTATTGAAGAGATGGACGCTTTTAACAACAGTATAAATAGAATGCCTACAAATATTTCAGCTTCTGTTGCTGAAAAAATACTAGGTGATTTAAAAACTCTTGGCACATTAAGACAAAACTTAAAATCAGAAGACAAATCTTTTAGAGCTGGTACTGAAGAAAAAATAAAACTTTTAGAAGAAAAAATATCAAGAACATATTATGATGAAATGTCTAAAAAAACAGGTGATCAGTTAATTAAAGCAATAACAGAAAATACTTTAGAAAATACTGTATATAAAGAATTTGAAAGCAACGAAGAAGCTGTTGATTATTTAATGAAAGAATTTGGTTTTACTAGATCAAAAGCAGAAAAAACTGCAAGCCAATATGGAATGGATATTCAGATGAAAGATGGTAGACAATTCATAGGTATTAATAATGCTTTAGCCTCTAAAGACGGCGCTATAACTACTAAGCAACATGAGTTTATACATGGTATAATATACAAAACCATAAAAGGAGATCCAGAGGCTCAAATTTTAATAGGTAGAGCTTTTACAGCAGAATTATTAAAGCTGCAAGAAAAGTTAGTTTTAAATGATTCTAAGCTAACAGCAATGCCTGAGCAATGGTTACGTAGGTTTAGTCAATATATTAAAAAATATTCTGAAAAAATAGCAGGTTATGATGCCGAGTTAAAAGCTGGTAGTATAACTAAAGAAGAGCATAAAAGAAAAGTTGACAAAGCTTTAGGTAATCAATGGGAAGAAACTTTACCTTTATATTCAGAAGCAATAAGCAATGGAGCGGTTACATATGATGAAGATATTTTTACAAAATTAGGTGATATATTAAGACAAGTATTACAATATTTTGGAAGAACAGATATTAAATTTAATTCAGGTAGATCTGTTTATAATTTTATAAAAGATTTTAATGCAACTTTAGAGTCAGGTAATTTTAATAAAAATAAAGCATTTAAAAAGTTAACTAAACAAGGCGCTGAAGTAGATAAAAAAGCATTAAAAAAAGAAATAAGTAAAGTTGTTGATGAAACAAAACCACCAACTAAACCTAAAACAGAAATAAAACCTGAAGAGAATGTTTATGATTTTGATGAAAAATTCTCTATGCGTAATGTTCCAGTGGGACAAGATTTTAAAGTAAAAGTAAATTCACTTTATAATAAAAACAAATGGGGTAATCCTCGTCAAGTAGACAATGTTCTTTATGAAGTGTTACAACAATACGAAGATGCTATAGCTTATAAAGCGGAAGTTTTATATGGAAACTTACCAGACTACAGCGCTGAAAACATGTTAGCTGAAACTCAAGTAGCTTTAATACCTCACATAAGAAATTTTAATAAAGAATTTTTAAAATTAAGAGAAAATAAAAGAAAAGAATTAACAGACAAAGGTTTAACTTCTAATGAAATAAATAGTAAGTTAAATGAATTAGACGTTAAAGGTTATAAAAACAGTAAAGGTAATTTTGTCACTGAAAACAACAATTTAAACGGTTGGATAAATGCTCAGTTAAGAAATAAAATGAAAACTGCTCTTAAAACTGGTACTGTTACTACTCAAAAATTTACAGAAGAATTTGATGCTAATAAAATATCAGATGAAAACCAATTAAGTAATGAAGAAGAATTAAAAGAAGAAGCTTTAGAGTTTGAAAATAATCAAGATGAATTAGTAGAATTACTAAAAGACCCTGTTTTTGGTTTTACTAATGAAGACGGTAAAGATGTAGAAATAGAAGCTATACCATTAGGAGGTTCTGTTGTTTTTGATATTAATGATCCTAGTATACCTGCAAATAAAAAACTTAAAACAGAGCAAGATCCTAAAATAAG